AAAGCAAGTGGCTTCGCGCAGAGGTCGAGCTGCGTAACGTCAATCGAGTGATTCCGTGGGATGCAATCGTTTCCTGCGCAGAGTATTTCGCGGGTGCCTATCCCGCCTGCCATCTGTTGAGTAATCGTGAGTTGGCGACCCAGATTAGGACCGCCACAAAGGTCGGTGAAGCAAGTGCTCAGCGCTGTATCAACTGGGTCAAGCGCGTTGTGGCTCCGACTCTTCTCCAGATCACAAAAATCATGCCCGATCACGATTGGCTTGAAGGCCTCGTTCTCGATCAGGTCCATCGCCGTGTTCCTCGGTCACTGCGTGGCCTGAGCGCTCAGAGCATGCAGCACGGCATTCAAGCCGCGTTGCGACCATTTACGAATCCCTGCGTACCGGCCGTAGTGGGTCATTGATCAAGCCGGATAACCACTGAAAGCAAGCCATGAAATTCACACAGCGCATCCATGTCGTCGGCATGAAGTCCAGCAAGGGCACCCTTGAAAACGGGACCGGCTACGACAGCACCAAGGTTTATGCCTTGGTCGATCTTGACGCTAGCAAAGGCACTGCAAAGGGCATGGCCAGCAGCGAATTCAACCTTGGTGCTAGCGAGGAATTCTTGAAGTTCAAGCACCTGCCGTTCCCGTTTGAAGCTGATGCGGACATGGAAATTGTGACCAACGGCAAGACGCAAAAGACCGTTATGCATGCGCTGGTCCCTGTGGCTCGTCCAGCCGCAAAGCAGGCCTAAACAAGCGAGGGTATCGGGCGCGACAAATGCAAATTCGTTCCCGGTCACAACATGCATATTGAACCCCGCTACTACGTCCAAAGTACAGAGGATCACAGTTTCCTTCGTGCTGACGGTGAGGGTGGCATTGACTATGTGCCCCTCATTACAAGTGCCACTCCGTTCACCACTGCAGAGGCTTCGGCTGATGCTGTTGTTGACCACTGCGGCGGTGAAGGTGTTGTTTTTCGTTGCTACCAATTGGAACGTGACTGATGGAAATTGACCCCCAATTCTTCGCCCAGCGCGTTGCGATGCTTGCCATCTTGGCAGGCTTCGTCGGCGGTTGCCTGTTTGTGCTTGTGCATGGTGCAGTAGTCGCCATGTCGGATCGCCTTCGTGCTCGTTCCGACCGTCTGGATCGTATCGCGCAGGCCCGTATCAGTCATCAATCAATCGTGCGGGCCATGCCTCGTGGCTGACCCTGTCGTTATCGAATGCACCACGGCCTGCACGGTCACGTTGGTGCACGAATTAAGCCTCCCACCTCTGCAACTGAGCGCAGATGAGGGAGCAGTTATTGCAGGCGCCATCCTTGCAATTTGGGCGATTGGTTGGGGCTTTCGAGCCCTTATCCAGACGCTTAAACATACCGATGGAAATTCAACTACTGAGGAAAACTGAAATGAACGTTATCGAAAAAAACCGCGCTGCTGTTTCTACCGTTGGCAACTGGGCCACGGCCAAAACCACTGCCGTCATTGCTTTGGCTACCGCTGGTGCTTCTTCGGTGCCTGCACATGCCGCAGCCGTGGACGTTGGCGCTGTCGTCACTGACATTGCCGCACAAGCGGTCCCTATCGGCTTGATCGGTGCTGCCGTGCTCCTGATCTTCGTGGGCGTCAAGGCCTTCCAGTGGGTGCGCAAGGCTCTGTCCTAAGCCCTCACTGCATGCGCTCCCTGACCGGCCGGCAGGGGCCTTGCAAAAGCCTACGCGGTGGGCTTCTCCAAGGTGGAACACATGGGCCTATTCATCATCATTGCAATACTGGGGGCCGCGTGGCTTATCTTTACCGCATAGCGCTTCTGCTGTGCTTTCTTTTGCACGCTGGCGCTTCCTCTGCCGCTTTTCCTCCCGTGTCTCTGTGGACTACCGCATACGGCAATAAAACCTCAACTGGTGCAACGCTTGCAGAGGCTTGCGCTGGTCTCGTTGGTGCTGCTTATCAGAGTGCCACCGGCTTAAATACCATTACCTCGGCTTCGGCTTCTGGCGGTTCTTGCGGTTACCAATATTCCTCTAGTTGGGGCGGCGCATATTCTGGCGGCGGTGCTGCTGCTGCCTCTAATTCTGTGTCCTGTCCTGTTGGCTCTGTGAAAACCGGTTCAAGTTGCACTTGTTCCGAAGGTTTTAAAGAGAATGGTTTTGGTGATGGCTGTGTGCAGATTAATCATGATCGTGAGGACTGTTTTAATTTCAGTATTTCGGGGCGAATGCCAGGCGGTGATTTAGTTATTGATTACCGTTATACTGGTAATGTTGCTGATGGTTCAAAGTTTTGTGTCGGTGTTGAAGGTATGACCAATCCCGGTAGGGGTTGTACTGTTACTTTTAATCGTACTGGTTTTTTAGATTATGGTGGCGGTAAGATTGTCTCGGAGGGTAATTTGTCTATGTCACCAGACTCTAATATGGTTGATCAGTCTTGTGCTTTGAATCCGTCACCCCCTGATCCTACTAAAAAGCCTGAGCCGCCGGAGGAAAAGTGTAAAAACGGCTATACCGGTACTGTTAACGGCGTTGAAGTTTGTGTGAGCAAAAGGCCTGATTCTGGCGTCGGTGATGACAGCAAAGAGACTGTCGAAAATGATGGTACTGAAACAAAGAAAACAAAAACCGATAGTCGCACTGAGTGTCAAAACGGGGTTTGCACTACTACGACGACCACAACAACAACAATTACGAATAATTCAACCGGTTCTAGTACCACCACAAACAATTCGACTGTAAGCACTCAAGCTCAAAAGGGATTCTGCGCAGAAAATCCTGGCGTCAAGATTTGCGATACTGGCGAGGATGACGGTTCAGCGTTTGGCGGTTCGTGCGGTCCAGGGTTCACTTGTGAGGGTGATGCTATTCAATGCGCTATTGCTCAAGAGCAGCATAGGCGGGCTTGTAAACTGTTCGACGACTCTAATGAAGAATCCCAGCTATACCAATCGAATAAGGGCAAAGAAGGAAACCAGACCACGAATTTACCGGGTAACGAAGCGGTGAATATTGCGGGTCGTATTGATTCGAGTGATGCTCTCGGCGCTTCATCTGCTGGTGTCGCTGACCTGAATGTCACGGTGTGGGGCCGGTCAATTAGCTTGCCATTTTCCATGCTGAATCCGTACCTTGCCCATCTAGGCAATGTCTTGCTCGCCGTTTCTTTTCTCATCGCGTTGCGCATCGTCGCAAGGGGTTAAACCATGCCAGTTTTTGTTGCAGCTATAGGCGGGATGTTGATCAATCTCGTCGGCACTCTTGCCGGTCGGGTCTTGATCGCTCTCGGTATTTCCGTTGTCACTTATACCGGCATTACGGTGACTCTTGATTTCTTAAAGAGTCAAGCGATCAGTGCTTTCGGTGGATTACCCGTTGAAGTTTTCGCCATCCTCGGCATCCTTAAAGTGGGCCAGTGCATCAGCATCGTCACCAGTGCCATCGCTGCAAAATTGCTGTTGGATGGCCTGACCGGCGACACCTTCAAGCGGTGGGTGGGCAAGTAAAAATGCTCTACCTCATCACTGGTGCGAACGGTGCAGGCAAGACCCTCAATACCCTCAAGTGGGTTCGAGAAAGATCTGTCAAAGAGGGCCGCCCGGTATGCCACAACGGGCGTTTTGAACCCGTTGAGGGCGGGGAGTTGGAGAGCTGGAAAAAGATTGACGCGAAGGACTGGCAAGCGCAACCAGACGGCACCATTTTTCTGATTGATGAATGCCATAACGATTTTCCGTTGAGGCCTCCCAGCAGCACGCCACCTGAGCATGTTCGCATGCTCGCAGAGCACCGCAGGCGCGGCTTCGATTTCTACTTGGTCACCCAGCATCCACAGAACATTGATGCATTCGTGCGCCGTTTGATCGGTTCACCCGGTTGGCACCGTCACCTTAAACGAACTTTTGGTGCCGACCTCGTTAGCGTGCTTGAGTGGCCTGCCGTCAACCCCAATTGTGAGAAAGACGGTTCAGGCAAAACGGGCACCGTGACCATGCAAGCCTTTCCTAAAGAGGTCTACGGCTGGTATCGCTCGGCCAGCCTTCACACCGGGAAAAAGCGCATACCGAAGGCGGTTTGGATGCTCGGTGCCTGCGCGCTGCTCGTACCCGCTTTTGGCTATTTCGCCATCACCGGTGTCTATGGCAATGTGACCAAGCACGCAAAGCCAGCAACGCAGAACGAAAGCGCAGCGCAAGGTCAGACGCTACCGCAGCAGCACCAGCAGCCCGTACAGCCAAATCGCACGCTGACCGCTCATGAATACGTCACTGAACGCGTTGCACGCCTTGCCGACTTCCCGCACACCGCACCCGCCTACGACGATGTGACCAAGCCAACAGAAGCGCCATACCCTGCCGCCTGCGTTCAGATGGGCAAAACCTGCAAGTGCTACACGCAGCAGGCAACGCTACTGCAGGTTAGCGGCGCTGTGTGCCTTCAGATCGTCGCTCAGGGCTTTTTTATGGATTGGAAAAGCTCCAAGGGCGAATACAGCCCGAAAGACCGTTATCAGCAGCCTGTCCAGCAGCAGCAAGGCCAGCAGGTGGCACAGGCTGACCCTGTTCGATCTGTCCCAGTGCCCATGCCAGCCGCACGATCTGAGCCGCATCAAAATCAATACCTTCAAGGCCTTGCAGCTCGCAATGCTCAGGTGCGGTCAAGCCTCAACTAGCGCTGTGGTATTGTCGGTAAGTTATGGCGTTTCGTTCCCGGTCTCACAGGAAAAGCTATCATCTCTGTGAGCGTTATAGTAAATTTCAATGTTGACTCGGTGAGTTTTTTTACCTATAATGTTAATTAACGATCAATCGTTTATTTGATTTCTTCATGGAGCTACCCATGCCAGCCTCTCAACTGCTTTTCCCCGAGATTGTCGCGATTGACGCGGGAAACGATCGCGGCCCCTCCGCTGTCTCAGGTGCAAATCTGACCCTGGTAGCTCAGGAAAGCGGCGGGGGCTGCACCGGGAGCGAAACGCGCAAAGGTCGCCCAGCAAAGCACACCAGTGCAGCTGCCCGCAAAGCCGCATACCGCGCTGAAAAGGCCCGCGTAGATTTCACCGACAAGCCCGAGATCATTGCCAAACTGCGCGAAACCGCCGCTCAGCTCGATTGCAGCGTGAACGAGTTGCTGCAGTCCATGGTGCGCTTTGCAGAGTGCAACCGCAACTGGAAGCAGGTCGGCCTCTACGGCTCGCGCCGTGACGGGGTGCTGCAATGAGTCCCGAAGAAAAACGCGATTTCCAGTGCCGGGCGAGGCGCGCCATTTCGGCCCCGGTCCCGAAATCCATTCTTAGCGGCAGCGCCCGCTCGGCAGCCGATTATAAAAACTGCGTCCAGGTCGTCGGCGCCTATCTTCGCACCGGCCGCCAGGGTGACCGCGCCCGTTTGCACGTGCTGCGTCTCGAAGGCATGCAGGGGTTGCTGCCATGAAAAGCGCTTGCTCATGGGGCGGCGCTGGCCCCTGCCCTTGGTGTTTGCCTTTGGAGACAACCGGGGGCCCATGCAGCGCGAATAGCGCGGCCCCGAAGGGGTGCATGGGGCAGGGTATGGGCAGCATGCCCATGTCAACCGATGCGCAGCCCGTGCCCCTCGATGTGGCCCGTGTCCTTTGCGCCACCGCGCAAGGGATCGTTACCCGAATGGGCCAAGACCGGAACGGGCTTGGTGGCGAAGCCATAGAGTCCGGTCCCGAAGGGATGCGCCCTGACTCTGTTGCCGTTGCATCTGCATGCGCTCCTTGTGGTGCCTGTGCAGTTGCTGCGCCTGCGGCATGCAAGCGAAGCGCGGCCGCAGGCGCAGCAACGGCACTTCATACCCCCCCGAGTAACACGGGGGTAAACAAAACTAGGGGTGGTTATGGGGAATGATGAAAAGTTGGTGCTTGAAGGCGGTCGTTTGAAGTTTCTTTGTGAAGCGCGACAGCTCGAAGCGAAGGCACAAGGGGGCATCGTTCCCGACTATTTCCGCTTCACCATCAAGCGGGAA